CAAATTTTTCAAAAGTTTTAACGCTAACACGACCCAATTGTGTCTTTAGACTTTCTTGAAATTTCTCTGGCAATTCACCAGCTACCTTTATTCTAAATTGGTAGGTTTTTTTGCTTTCAGCAAGATATTCTTTAAAAGGTTTCATAGTAGTATTTAGCTCTTTTGCCCCAATTTCTTAAGCATTTCGTTTCGGTCTAGTACTACGTATCCTGTACCGTTTAATACATCGTTAGGGTCTTCGTTGTTGTCTTTATCGATCTTATACTTCTTCATTTGAAGATCAATAGCTTTGAGCTTCTTTTCAATTTTATTTGTTTTAGCAGTAATAGCATTTCCCATCATAGAGCTTGCTACTTCAAAAATACGACTAGCATAACGCACTTCAACATTCATTCCTAAGTCCATTAAATTGTCATAGGCTTCTTCTGCTTTTTTTGCTAGGTTATCTAACTCCTGATCATCGAGGGATTCTAACTCTTTAATTTGAGGAAGCCCTCTGGTGATTTCTTCCACCGCAGCGTAACTCTCATCCAAGCTACTTACTTGTTCGTGAGTAGGCTTTTCGATAATTTGAGGTTCGACTTTCTCAGGTTCCGAGGAGTCCAAATTGAAAAGTTCTTCTAGTTTTTTAGTCATATTATACTTATCTGCGTTTGCCGCCTTGATGGAAAATATCACCCTCGTTAACTACTCTAAACGTTACACCTTGCTGTTTGCACCAAGCCTGTGCTGCTTCCCATTTAGCTAGATTTTTAACATATTGCTCTTGATTGTATGCACTCTTACCTACGTGTTCTCGAAGTGTTTGACTCTGTGGCTTTACTTCGACTACTTCGGCATGTTTTTTACCAGTTTTGTCATTGTAAACTACAAAGAAGTCTGGAACATAAATTGTGCTACGACCAGTTAACGGATCCCTGTATGGTATTTGTATGCTTTCGCTTGCCCACTTTTCAACTCCAGCGTGTTCATCAAGCATTCGCATAAACACAAACTCCCAACTACTTCTAGCCAGAGGTGTTTTCTTCCCAACGTATTTGTCGGGATTCTTCATTTCAAAACGGCCTTGGGCGAATTTTGCCATTATGGTGCAATGTTCCTTGATTGATTTGGAATAACCGGAGTTGTCCTAAATCCCAATGTGCTAGTTGAAGATCTGTTGTTATTTAAAATCTCTCCAACAATACTACTTAATGTTAATGCATCGACTCCTGAAAGAGTATCTAATATCTTGAACACCGGAGTGCCATCGATCTTCGCTTGTTTTAAAATAACTGCTGACACTATCAATGCAGCATCTGTGTCAAAGCCCTTTTTCTCAAGAAAACTGATACTAGCAGATACCTCAGTAGCGTTAAACTCTAACGGTTCAAGTCCGTAGGTATCAAAAAATAACTTAGTACCGGCGGCGCTATCTTCATTTTGTACTGGTGGTAGATTTGTTGTTGCCATTTTATCCCTGATTTGTTGTTAGCAGTTTTGGGTTGGCGTCAGTTTTTCCTGTAGAGTTTGAACTCTTAGGAAATATAGCACCTACAACGCCGCCTACTGTAGACGCTGCGCTTGCAATGTTAGCAGGATTACTTAAGATATTGATAGCCTCATTCTTAAGACCTTCCTTGGTAATTCCTTTGGCATTTTTATATGTATTAGCAGTCTTGATCGCAGTTCCTAAGAACCCACCTATGCTATCAAATGCGTTTCCGCTGGCAACATCTCCGAAGATCTGCTCTATGCCGTCTAATACACCACCGTCTCCAGTTAATGTGCTCACGCCGCCACCTGCAACACTCAATGGACTTGGTAGTAAATCATAATGTAATGTTGCAAATCCTTTCGGGCTATTATATGCTACAGTGCCGCCAGTATACTTGACAGACTCGTATTCTAATGTCATTTGGCTTTCTAGTAAATCACTTTCTGCATAAGCTACAGTTCCGTGATTCCAGCTTTTAATTCTCGGATTTACTAAAGTATATCCGTTAAATCTTCTACGACTCATTGTATAGATGCTGATAGATTTAAAGAACGGAACAGTTATATCGCTGTCCATTCCGTATCTAAAATTGTCACTAGGAGTCTTAGTAGGTCTTAAATGATTTGCATTGTACGCTGCTGTTGGAAGGTGTCTATCTTGAATGTAATATCCATAATAGATTGCCCACATAGCATTAACAATGCCTGCACTATCATCGTGCATTGAAATGTTTACTGGCTCATAATTGATATTTTTGTAAACAATCTTCTTTCTATTATATTGATTCTTAACTATAGAATCAAAGTTAAACTTTGGCAGGTCTGCAGACTTAACTAATAATCCAACCTCTTCCCCGTGTCTTGCAGTAAATGTAGGACTTCTATGTGCTGTCTTATCAATTTCAAAGACTACATAAAATAGAAATTTAGTTCGAGGTGATAATCTAAACGTATCGTCAATAAAGAGACGAGTAGCGTGTTGGAAATTTCCCATCACGCCTTTTGGATTCGTAGCGCCTTCCAAAAGGCCAGCCCCAAATTGATTTAAGTATCTAGTAAAATAGTTTGCCATACAAATATTTATGCCACAAAAAAACCCGAGTATAAACCCGGGCTTTCTTGATTAAGGCTTATTAACCTTGTGTTGTGGATGCGCCTGTTACAGCTTCGCCTAGTGTACGGCCTACGGCTGCACCGATACCACCGATTGGGCTTACTGCGCTTGCGCCTGCTGCAAACTGTACCATGTTATCGAATCTGATAGTCAATGCTACTGTTGCTGCTTCGTTTGTTGCGTAGTTTAAATCACCGTAGTCTGCGTTCTGTAAGAAGCAACCATACAACTCGAAAGTTTCTAGTGTGTTAGGTGTTAAGTTACCGTTACCACCGTCTAACACTTCGATACGTGTTGTAAACTTATAGTCAATACCTGAACGAGCAGATGCTTGTTCCATAAAGTCGTATTGCTTCTGGATTTGCTGACCAACTAGTTTCTGCACTTGACCGCTAGCATCATCACGTAGTGTTAATGTAACAGTTTCAAATGTATACTTACCAGCTAGATAAACTTTACTGTTGTAAACGTCCAAAGGAATTTCTTCGAACGATACTTTTGGTCTAGTAACATCTGAAACTTGTTTTGTAAGTTCAGTAGCTGCTGCTACACCAAAACCTAGTAGCGTTACACGGAATCTATACTTCAACTTCGGCATAAGAAGTACTTGCGTACTTCCTGCCTGGTTTGATGTAGGGACTCCTAAATTGTTAAGGGATGTAATAGCCATTTTTAAATTTCTCCTGTGTTCTTGACACGCAATGGAATGTAAATGAACTCAACAGCCTTAACAGGTTCAATAGCAATATCAACCCATAATTCGTTGCGATCAATTCTTGCCGCTGTGTTGTTAGTTTCGTCACATACAACTGCAAAGTCGTATAGAGCACGTAGTCCTACCAATTCTAGCAACAAGCTCTCAACTGCTTGCTTGATCTCATCTCTTGTGATCTTGTCGTTTGGTTCAAACACATATGGACGAGCTAACTTGTTCAACTGGCTACGTAAGTAAACTGTTAAACGAGATACGTTAATGCGATCCAATGCGCTTGCATTTCTTGCACGAGTCTTTTGACCGTAGTTAACTAAACCAACACCATTAAAGAATGTAATTGGGTTAACTTTTAGATCATATAAAGTGTCGCGTTGACCGTTGTTCAATGCAACAGTTTGGAACTCACCAGTTAAGCTGTCGATATAACCAACTGCTGTTGCGTTAGTAATACCACCACGGCGTGTACCAGCTGGTGCAAACCAAGGATAGCTTACGTTATCGCTTAGTGCAATTGTCTTCAACATCATGTGTGATGCTGGAACAACTGCGTTAGAACCGCCTAGGTCTGTAGTAAATCCGTTTGGATAAAATACGCCCAAGTATTCGTCATATGTTACAATACCGTCGTCGCCGTTGTCTGTAACTAGGTTAGCGTTAGTACCCCAGTTTGTTAGGCTTGTAGCATCTGCTGGCAAGCGTAATGGTGTATCACCAATAACAAACGATGTAATACCACGGTCGATGTTCAAGTTAACTAGGTTGCTCATTAGCTCTGGGTAACCAGGAGCAGCAATAATGTTAAAGTTACGGCGCTCTTCATCACGGATTTCAGAACTTGTGTCAACAACACTCTTCATTGCAGCTACGATAACAGCACGTTGAGCCTTACGACCAAATGTACCAGAACCGTCTTCTGCGTTAGGACTTGCTGTAACCCAACGATCAACAGCATATAATGCCATGCTATCGCCGCTTGCTGGGTATTGACCAATACCATTGTAACTAGACTTGTAGCGCTCGTTGTCAGCAGTAATGTCAATGTAGTTGTTTACATACTTCTTAACGTTACCACCGCTACGGCGTGTGTTCCATAGCAACATACCTTTTGGATATAGTGCTGCGTCTGGACTGTCTGGATCAACATAGTTAGAAGTTAACAAGTCAGCAATATCAGCTGCTGTGTTACCAGTTACGCCGTCTAAGCCATAACGTGCATCTGCAAATAATACACCGTCTTCTGTAGTTTGATCTGTCTTATCAACTAGAACCCACTTCTCAGAAGCTGCTCCCTGGATGTCGCTGTTATAGCGATAAATTGTTGGGAAGTTTTCAATATCAGCAGTGCTGATCCAAATGTCGCCTGTTACTAATGCAGTACCATCGCTTTGTGTTGATGGCATTGATGCAGTAACTTGTGGACCTGCTGGATCTGTACTTGGGTAAACATACTGATATCCACACCAAATCTTACCGTTGTGAACCATTAGGTCAACTTCGCTAAACTCTGGATTGTACCATAGTTGGCCGTCTTGTGGCTCATTCTCTGGAGCACTATCAGATGCTGCAAAAGCGTCAGCTGCTAATGGTCTCCAATTAGATGCTAGGTATTCGCCTGCAATAGTTGAGTCACCTAACGCTGCTGCTGGTAATGCATAGAAGTTTGCATCGCCTGTAAACGAGTTGCTAGTTGCATTGTATTCAAATGGTGTAAAGATTGCTGCAATAGGGCTATTAGTGCCGTCATCGAATCTAATTTCGCCACCGAATGTGTGAGTAATAGTTAAGATATTGCCGTTTGCACCACCAACGCTAGCAACAATATGTCCGCTAATTTCGTTTGGTGTTGGCTCAACTCTGTCATAGAATGTTGCTGAGTTAATTGCTTGGGCAATTCTTTCAGCGTTTGTTGTACCAGATGCTGCACCGGATGCTGCACTAAATGAAATTAGTGTAGATGCTGTTAGCAAAGGGCTACCCTTAACTGATAGTCTAACTGTAAAAGTGTTAGTACCGCTTGTTAAGTCACCGTCGCCGATAGTTGTTGTAATGCTAGTTGCACCTTTAACACCACGCTTCCATACTTTGAAAGACGCTGTTGATGGAGCATCAGCTGCACTGCCCAACTCATTGCTGTTAGTCTGAACATACAAATAATCTTTGTCGATAGACAAGCCACCGCCGCTACGATCTAGATAGTAGTTAGCTTCGTGACCAAACGCATATAAAGGAGCTTCGTACGATTTCCAAGAAACTGTAGCAGAATCCCACTTGTTTGCTCTCCAACGTGCGCCTAAATTAGGCTCAGTTGTTTTGATCCATACAGAGCCAGTTGGGCGTCCCAATGGTGCTGTAAATCCGTCGATTGTTTCATTGCGCTTCCACTCAGGTACAGTGCTGTGTGGAGTCATTTGCAATTCTGGAGCCCAGTACTTGCCTGCTGCAATTCCGATATCTGATAATACAGATCCTGTACCTGCGGCAATTTCAATAGCGCCAGTAGCAGTTGTTCCGTCGTTAAACAAATATAATTTACCGTTAACATTCTTAGCAGTAACTCCAGCAGTTCCAACTAAGTCGTTAATTTTCTTAACTAACCCTGCAGATACGCCGTCGCCTAATGCTGTTCCGATGTTACTAATTAATGTGTTATTAATGTAGAATGTATCGGCATTTGTTAAAGTACCAACTGTTCCTGATGCAGGACCAATTACACTTGCGTGACTTGCTTTCCAGTCGTTACTACCGACTAGAACCCACTGGCCTGGATCAACACCGGCTGCTGCATTTCCTGCTGACTTATAAAATAAGTTTGCAGCTTCGTTTGAACCTGCATCAGTAGCTTGTACTGTTTGGAATACAATTGCGTAGTCGCCGACATTGCCGACTGATTCTTTAGGTGCGCCGCTTGGAGCAATCTTGGATGAATCTGCATCTGTTAGAACAATAGGAGCCTTGTTGGCAAACTTTTGTCCGCCAGTAGTGCTAACTGCTGCTCCATTCCATTCCTGGATACCCCAAGTAGTGCCGGTAGTGTTAATCCACCATGCACCTTCATTGGGGTTCGCTCCCGGGGCATTTGCTGTTGCTTCTAATTGTGCAAGGTCAACGTCAGCACGTACTAGGAATGCTGCATTGCTTACTCCTAGCAAGCTGTATGCTGCTAGAAGACCGTATTCGTTTCTTTCTCCACCGTGGATAGGATTTGAAGAAGCTGTCTTTTCAAAGAAAGGCACACCATATAAATCTAGTAGGTCTTTCTGGCTGGTTAGTTTAAATGCTTTACCAGCATTGGCTTGTGTTGTTGCAGAAGCGGTTCCTGTGCCTGCTGCATTTGTCTTATTTTGCGCTGTTGCGACTACGATAAGAGGAGTAGTACCAGGTTCTGCTGGTGTGTAAAAACTCTCGTCGATAACCGTAACTTGTACGCCGGGTGATTGTAGTGCCATTCCCTTATTCTCCTGGTAATAGTTTACTCAAAGTATTTAGCGGTAAAATGGAAAAACACTCCGTTAGTCAATTAGAAAAAGGGGTTAAAAAGGTTTAGAATGTGTAAATATTTGTATGAGACCAATTTGTAAGTGCGGATTACGGCCAAAAGCTATCAACTATCAAAAGAATAACAAAGTTTACTATCGTAGTCTTTGTGAAATATGTATGGCAGGAGACTTATATAAAGGTATACCCCGCTGGGTAAGAGCAGGGTATAAAATGAAATCTATATGCGAGAAATGCGGTTTTAAGTCACCGCATTCCGAAGTGTTTAGAGTATTCCATGTCGACGGAGACCTAAACAATTGTAAGCATACAAATCTAAAAACTGTATGCTGCAACTGCACTCAAGTGTTAAGTAAGGAAGGCATCACTTGGCGACAGGGCGATTTAATTGCTGACTATTAAGTTGTTAGCTTGTCTATACAGTTCATCAATTGTGCTATTGTTGTCTAGTACAATATCAAAGTCTGTTCCTACCCAGGCTGTTTCGCTAGCGTGAATTTTACGCAGTTTTAAATCTTGCACAGCATAGTTGTGTCCAGCGTTTGCGGCAATCGCAGTATCATACCAATCAGGTAATTCGCCACGTTTAACCCAAACAATTTTGCCGCCTGCATTCCGAATACTTTGTATTTCATTTGGGAATCGACAATCGCTAATCACTACGCTATCCTTACTTAATCGCAATTTATTCTCTAAACTAGCGATCCAAATATCGTCGTGAAAGCCGCGGCGGCAGACTTCTGTACCCCAATATTGCAAAATCCATCGAGGAGTTAGTGTAGGCATTCCTAATCGTTCTGCCCACCATGGATCAACCTGCTCTCTCCATTCTCGGGCTTCTTTTGTACGCCCTTCTAGTAGAATCCTATCCCAGCCAAATACTGCTGCTACTGCATCTTTTAAAGTTGATGCAAAACTTTCTCTTCTAAATTCGTGAAAGTTTTGAAGATAATCTGCTACTGTATCCTTTCCGCTTCCTATGAAGCCACATACACCAATAATCATAAATTGCCCTCTTAGAACAATTATAACAAAAGTGTTAGTGAAAGATCAACCGATAATCCAGGTATATCCCGAACCGCCAGGGACTAATTTCATCAAATCATCGATGAGTTTTTCCATTTCAGAAGTAGCTTCTGCTTTCATTGCAGCACCATTAAGGCTACTGCCGCCTGCAGGGCCAGCAATTTGACTAAACAATTCACGAGCCTGTCCTAACATCATTTTACAATTTGCAAGAGCATAGTCCTTAATCCACTGGCCTGAATATGTATCGTTAATGATAGCAAAATCAGGTTTAGTGTTGTAAGCCATTAGCATAACGCTTTCTTCGCCGCGTGGACGTTGATGGATTATTAGTTTACGACTCTGTGGGTGGAATGTAAAATTAATAAAACTTCCAAACATCTTGCCCACTAGTTCTTGATATTGTGCAAACAATTCGTAAGTTAACAGGCCGCCCATGTTAGTAGAACTTAACAAATAAGTGTTTGTGTACGCCAAGTTGAACGGTTCAAATACTGTGCCGCCTGTACCGTTTCCGGACCTAGATCCTACACTTCGTCTAAAAATTTGACGTACTTGTTGAATTTCTTTAGGAAGTATATACTCATTCTGATCCTGAATCAGCGTAAGATAACAGTAACTTTCCTCTACAGCATTATCACTACGTTGGCGGAAAGTAGCTAAGGCACGATTAAGTGCTGTTTCATAATGTATAGGATCTAATTCAACGTCAATCATGCCATCGCCTAGCATGGTTTTGCAGTAGTCGTATACGCTTTGTTTGGATGTATCAATTTGGCTCATACAGTATTTATTCGTAGCGGTAAATATAGTACTATGCCAAGACTTTCACTCTATAACCCAAAGAAGGGTAACAATTACAAGTTCATCGATAAAACCATCTGGCAAATGTTTCAAGTTGGCGGAACCGATGTGCTTGTACACAAATATCTAGGACCGGGCGCTTCTGTGCAAGGGAATAGCCCTTCTACACCTGTGTACAACACTGATGATCCTACACAAATACAAGATATGCTATTTCTAGAAAATAGAGATCGAAAATATGATCCAGATATCTTTCAGTTGCGCGGCGTTTATAATATTTCTGACACTGACTTTAATTTAAGTCAATTCGGATTGTTCTTGCAAAACGATACAATTTTTATAACATTTCATATTAATGATACTGTAGAAAAAATGGGTAGGAAGATAATTGCAGGCGATGTAGTTGAGTTGCCTCATTTAAAAGATGAGTACGCTCTTAATGATCTAACGTTTGCACTCAAGCGTTTCTATGTTATAGAAGAAGTTAATCGTGCAGCAGAAGGATTTTCAGTAACCTGGTATCCACACCTTTACCGTGCTAAATGCAAGCCGCTAGTTGATAGCCAAGAGTTTAAAGAAATTCTCGACGGTATTGCAAATACTGATGGATTTCAAGGTGCGTATAATCCAACAGCTACGTATTATCCTGGCGATGTAGTTACAGGTCCGGACAATATCAAATACAAAGTTATTGCAGAAGTAACTGGTATAGAGCCACCGAATACTGCGTATTATGAAGTAGCTGAAACATTAAGAGACATTGTTTCGACTTATGAGAGAGAAATGCAGATTACACAAGCTGTATTAGACCAAGCTGAATCAGATGCTCCGAGAAGCGGGTATGATACTACTCGTTTTTACACCGTACAAAAAGATACCGAAGGCAATGCTGCGTTAGTATCAGTAGATTCAGAAATAATTGATGCATCGTTGCAAACGCAAGCAACTGATCAGGATGGAAACTTATTATTTGACGATAATAATGAGCCAGTATACGTAGGATTAACATCTAGTGTTGCTTTTGAATCACCAGACTTTGACGGGTATCCAGGATACCTAACCCAGGACGGTTTGCCAAGTAACGGTGCTCCGTTTACTGCGGGCATTGCATTTCCAAATGGGCCAATTAATGGCCAATTCTGTTTAAGGAAAGATTATTTGCCTAATAGACTGTTTAGATTTAATGGATCACGATGGGTTAAGATTGAAGATAATGTACGAATGACTATGTCAAACGACGACACTAGACAAACACAGAAAACTAGTTTTATCAACAATCCTACTATTTCTAATATCAACGGACACGATATTAAAGAGAAACAAAGCCTATCCAAGGCACTTAGACCAAAGGCAGACGAATAATGGATTATTTTTACGATGGGCAGATAAGACGCTATGTAACGCAGTTTATGCGTGTCTTTATCGGATTCAAATATCAAGCAGGTGATGGCGAGCAAAAATCAGTACCGGTTATGTATGGCGATATGTCTCGTCAAGTCGCTGCTATCATTAAAGAGAACAGCGAAAACAAAATGGTATCAGTTCCAAAGATCGCTTGTTATATAACTGGGTTAGAAATGGATATGACTCGTATGAGTGATGCAACATTTATCAGCAAGGTTAATATAAGAGAACGAGCTTGGGAAGTTAATAACAATTCAGTAGAGTATGGAAATAATCAAGGCGGTAGTTACACCGTTGAGAGACTAATGCCAACTCCTTTTAAGTTAACTATGAAAGCTGACCTTTGGACTAGTAGCACTGATCAAAAACTACAACTGTTAGAACAAATACTAGTACTGTTTAATCCAAGTTTGGAATTGCAAACAACTGACAATTATATCGATTGGACTAGTCTTAGTGTATTAGATCTTGCTAATATTAATTTTAGCTCTAGAACAATACCAGCTGGCGCCGAATCAGAAATTGATATTTGTTCTATGGAATTTAATATTCCAATTTATCTAACTCCGCCTGCTAAAGTTAAAAAGCTCGGGGTGGTCAAGTCAATTATTAATAACGTGTTTACTGAAGAAGGTAACATAGTTAGCCTAGAAGACCTAGTGTTTAATAGACGCAAAGGTACATTTGAAGCAATCTTAAATAGATATCGTGTGTTGTTATTTAAAGCAAACAACGGTCAACAATTTGATTACGAACTTACACTTGTAAATCCCGATGCAGCAGTTCTAGCATTTGGGCTTGATCAAAAATCAGTTAAGAACGGTGAGCCAGTAAGTTGGGAAACTATTTTAGAAGTTCAAGGCGGGTATTCTGAAGGAAGCCAAACATTCTTTAAGCAAGCATCTGGTTATGACTTAATTGGAACATTTGTTGTAAACCCAATTGATCCTACTAAGATCATTGTTACATTTGATCAGGACACTATTCCTACTAATACATTAATAGATAGCACAGTTAACGGAATCGATTCTCGCGGTACAGTTGACGCTATTATTGATCCTTACAAATATAATCCTATAGAAGTCTACGGAACTCATTCAGCAATCCCATTAGGTCTAAGATTTCTAATGTTAGACGATGTTAACCCTAGTCCTAACACCGGTGGATTAATAGATCAAAACATAGATCCAACAGACGGTAGCTCACAAGATGCATACGAAGGTCCAGTAGGATGGAGAGGTGCCGATAATATAGATGTTAGAATCTATGCAAACTCTATTATTGAGTGGAACGGAACTACCTGGGCATCAGTATGGGATCCTGCTAATGGCGATATTCCCACATACCTGCAGAACTTACGTACTGGGATTCAGTATAGATGGGACGGCGAGCAATGGCTGAAATCGTTTGAAGGCGAATATGCGCCAGGTTATTGGGGTTTTATTTTAGATCCTCAATAAGTAGTTGATGCAGCAACGTGCCGGATTACTATTTTTATCTAAAAAAACAGGAAGAATCTTACTAATATTAGAAGATTCTAAATGGACTGTTCCGACATTTCCTAGACAATCGTCTCTTCTCGACGATGCCCAGCAGTTACTAGAACAATATCACGTTGGCAGAATACTACCAATTGAATTGTATCTGTCCGAAGATCGGGGTTTTGAGTATGGCACATACGTGTGTTTAGTTGACCAGGAATTCTTAACCAATGCCTCAGATACATTTGCTTGGGCACGATTCGAAACATTACCTAAGCAATTACACACTGGTCTTAAAGTGACGCTGAGTAATCAAATTATACAAACAAAAATTGACACTATTTTAAAATTGGAGACATTAAATGAATCTCAATAATAAATTCCAAGAGGATTATAAAAAGTATTCAGAAATGATTAACAATATATCAGATCCAGCAGTACAAAAAGAAGCTCAAAATTTACTCAATTCATTATCAACTCGAGTTCGCAATATTGATAAAATGCATTCAGAATTAATTACAGGAAATACTAGTGCATTAGATGCAGTAGGCAACGAGCGTAAAAAAATCATAGAAATTAGAAAATCATTAGACAATAAATTGAAAAGAGTTTAAATTATGTTAGTCACAAAAAAGCCCCTTTCGGGGCTTTTTGTTTGGTTGCATAATCTCTTACGCTTGGCTTTCCTTCCAAGAAATACGTGCTGTAACTGTTGTTGCAGCGCCAGTATCTGTTGGTACTACGCAAACTGTAATTACGTCTGGTCCGTTAGGGTAAACATAATCACCGCCTAAGATACTATTACCTAGTTCGGCAATTTCGTTCAATTCAGCAGTTACTGGGCTGTTAACCGCAGCACGGAATTCGTAAATTGTAACGCCGCCGAATACACTGTCACTTGCAGTACCAGTATGTTTAATAACCTGGGTTAGTGACGGAGCACCGTAGTTAGCAAAGTATGCTTGTTGTGATAACGCACCGTTTAGGATCAACTTAACAGAAGCTGGCTTGTTGTTTGTGTTACCTACAACTAAACCAACTGACTGTAAAGCAATACTCATTCGGTTAATAATATCGCGTTCACCTAATGGTCCAACTAAGCTGTTGTCTACGCTTGGAGCAAGACGCATACTTAGAATTGGAACGTTTGTACCAGCTAGTGCTTGTGGGATACTGATTGTATCAGAACCACCAGATCCAGAAGCAACAGTAAACAAGTATGCCTTGTCGTCTTCGAATCCACCGTCCATAATTACAGAAGCACCCCAGTGGTACAAGCTAGGAGCATAAGTTGGTGCATTACCGTTCTTAATCTCATATCTTGCTGGTAAGTTACCAGAACGTAGGTAAGCTTCTGTCTCACGGTTGTTATGAATAAACTCGTGTACGTACATTACGTGTCCGTCGCGGCCTTTGAATCCGAAACGAACCTTTCCTGCGCCGTACCAAGCATAATCCATGTACGCCATTTGCATACGGTTAATGTCAAGAATAAATCCACTTCTTCCTGAACCATCGCACTTGTCTAAACTCCAGTCTTTCTGCGGTACACGTAGGTCCTGAGTTAATGTTGCAATAACGTTAGTACGAGATGTACCACGGTAAGCAGGAGAAACCTGGATACTAGTATCACTGACAACTTTTGTAACTCTGTAGCTCATGCCACGAATAACAATTTTGTTGTCAACTTCTAATTGCTTAGTAAAGTTTGTGTTAATACCAGCAACTGTGTTGCTCTTGTTAGTTACTGTTAGATAGCCGCCTAGTTGTTTAGTTGAATTACGACGAACTGCGTGTAAGCTCTTACCGTCATATTCCCAGAACATACCGTTTTGGTCATCAAACATACCTGCACGTACAACTGCATCGCTCCACTCGTATACAAACAAGTTAGGGAATCCACGTGGAGCTAAGTCATATGGAAGACCGTTTGTAACATACTTAAATGTATAATCGTCTACAACTGTTGCAACCTGGAAGAATGGTCCACTTGCTGGAGTTGTGTATGGTGCGCCACGTACAATGTTAGCAATAATAGTTGAAGATTCAGCAGTAATTGCAGTGCTTGCTGCTTGGATAGGAGCTGTTGCCCAGCTAATGCTTGGAGCTGTTCTTGTTGCAGGTAATGCAGCAGTAGCAGCAGCAGCAGTTGTAGCAGCAACTACGTTAGCAGTTACCTGAATTAAGTTTTCTAATGTTGTAATTTCATTAGAATCAGCATTCGAACCAGTAGTATCCTGTGTCAATGCGTTGCCTGCACTCTTAGTAATTAAATTACCTAACATGATGTCAGACATAATAGCCTTTAAGCGACCATATGCTGCAACTGTTTGCAATCTGTGATCTGGGCTAATTGTTGCTCCTTCATTAGCAAAGCCGTAGAAGAAGAATTTTGCCTGATCGTAGGTTGCACTGTTTCCACCGTACAATATATCATAAGTTAATGCATCAATTGCGTACTTAACGTCACGGATACATTTAGCTTCGTCATGATTGTGGTTAGGATATGTTGCATTTACCCAAGCGTTAACTTCGGTTGCTAGGAAAGTTCTGTTATTAACTAAACGAACCTTTGCTGCAATTTGTGTTGGCGTAGCATCTGTTGGGTTTGTATACGACAATGCGTCGGCACTTGCTCTTCCGTTGTTAATAATATCAAGAACTTCGTTCCAGAATGCATTAGAACGTGTAACTGCTGTTCCACTTGCTGCAACATCAGTTATTAATACAGATGCGTTACGAGCATTAGTAATATTACGTTTAACACCTTCAGTGATTTCTAAGCTATTAACTTCAGCAATACCTAAGAAGATACTGTTGTAGTTTGTACCTAATGCAACATCATATGCAGCACCACGGAACAAATATCCTAGATCACGTTCGCACTTTGTTGCTTCGTATTCACTTGTTGAACCTACATTCTCAACGATCACTTTGTTGCCAACAGCTAGTTTGTGTGGGCGACGAGTTACTACCGTTGCGTATGTTGCTCCGTCGTGTGTAATACGGCTTACATCAATACTTGGGCTAAAGTTAATACCTGATGAATATTGAATACCCTTACCTGACTGGTAACGGAAATATTTACGTGTTTGACGTACAATACTAACGTTAGGAGCTCGACTTGCATTAATTTCAACACCGCCGTCGAACGGTCTGTGTACGTTCATACAATCAGGACGAACAAACATTTGTGTTTCGTTAATAATCGGCAATCCAGTTAATACACCGTCTTTAATATTACCGTCGTTTTGACCTGTGAAGAACACGCCGCCGTTAAATGTTGTTCCGCTAGTAATATCACCAGTTGAGTTATAACGAATCCAACTAGAACCAGCTGCTGTAGCCGCTACCAAATAATGAGCAAATCCACTACCAGTTGACGTTAAGTCAATACTGATTGCCTTTAATGCGTTATTTAGAGTACTTGCTAGTCTAACGGTATTATCGTTTACACGGATAATGTAATATGTTCCACCGTCTGTTAAGCCGCCAATAACTGTACCAGAGTTAGCTGGTCCAATTGAGTAGTACACCTTAGTTCCGGTTTGTAGACCGTGTGCAGTTAGTGTAATCTCATCAGTTGCAATGTTTACGTTTTGTGTAACTAAACCAGATACTGCAATTGTTGTTTCTTGCGGGTTGAAACTAATTGCTCTTGAAGGGAACGGATCTGTTACAACCATTTCTTTATCATTGTTTACAGCTAGAACAGTCATTGAATACTGTGCATGCTCTAGAACATCAAATCTATGATAAACACCTGTACCAACAGCAGTTAAGTTAACAGCATATTGGAAGTTTCCTGTATCGCCTGATCCGCCGCGGAGTGCATCAGATGGGCTAGTGTGTAGTGTGATGTATGTAGCATCTACTACGTTTACATAATACACACGGTTTGCAACCAAACCTCCGATAGCAGTTTGTGGTAATCCAGAAGCGTACGAATCGTAGTCACTAGACGCGGCTTGAGAGGCACCACCAATTGCGTCGATTCTATAAATTACTGCGTCACCGCTACGTAGACCGTGTGCAGCAGTAAAGTTAATAGTGTTATCAGCAACTACTACGCGAGTAGCACTAGAACCGTCGAAATAAATTGTTCTGCGTGGAATTGTGTTAGACAACTTAATTGTGTCGCCACCTCTATAACCAGTTAAGAACTTGGTGCTGTAACTTGGTAAAGATGGGCATACTTGCCAGTTTAAGTCATAACGAACTGCATCACTGATCGGTTGTCTTGCAGTATTTGGTACTGCAATTGTTCCCGCAACTGCCATGTAGTAGCTGTTACGGAACAATACAACATCACCGTAGTAGTAGTTGTCAGAAGTGTTCCACTCGCCCTTGTAAGTTGTACCAGTTAAAGTTGGGTTAGTAACTTTAAATTGGTGTACAGAACCTGTACCAACACCTAAAATGTCTGCGCGGTCAGTGTTAGTGTACGCACCTACCCAAGTGTTGTGCAAGGAGAATTGGTTAGCAGTTTGACCACTTGCAGCACCACCAGCAGTTGCACCAGTAAACACTGCGTTAGATACGAAATATTGACGACCGTTTAGTAAGCCGTTAATTTGTGTGCCGCCGGCCCATACTTGATAAACAACTCTGTCACCGGTGTTGAAACCGTGGTTGCTAAACACAATACGATCAGACGCTGCTAATACTGCTGAACCTGAGCTACCGTTAACAACGATGTCACGAGCAATAACAGTAGCTAAGCCGCCACCTAGACTATCACCGGCAACTTGTGCTGTTGTTAATACGTGTGAACCAGCACTTCCGTTATTGCTTAATCGTGTTATCGCAACACCTGCTAGCGCATTTGCTTTGGTTGTAGCTAACTGGAATGCGTTCAGTTCTTTACTGATTGCATAGTAAACAGTACCGCTAGTTAGTTTATTATAGCTGTCGGCTGCGCCTGTTGCACTATCGCCAATTGCATATGTTAATGCGGCCTTGCTGTAAGTTACAGCAGTACCAGTAGAGAAGCCGTGGTTTGGAATATAAAATATACCATCAGTTAAGTTTAATTGATCTTGTGGATCAAATTTAAATTCACGAGTTCCAACTGTTGCCGAAGTTGTGAATGTCATGCTTGTGGCTGTCGGAACTGTTGCTACTGTGTAACCACCATCCAATGTACCAGTCGAACTAGTATCTTCTAAGCTGTGATTTACAGTAGTAGATGCTAGACCTGCTAATGGAATTGCATTATAGAACTGACGGAATGTCCATGCTGTTCCTGCTGTGGAAATATCAATCGGATATGCTGCATAGGCTAATGCAGGACTTAGTGCTAAACTAAATGTGTTAGCATCAACTACAATAACGTAATACAATACGTTCAACGTTCCTGCCCAGCCGCCGCCTGATGTAGCAGTTACCATAACAGTTTCTGCTGTTCTTAGACCGTGGTTTGTAAATGTCCAACGTTCAAGTGTAGTATCTCCTGCACCTGTCGAGAATGTGCGAGGTAATACTTGTGTTGTTGTGTATAGCTGGAATGTTCCGTATAGCTTTTCAACTACTTGGCCTTCTTCGTATGCCGCAGCAGTGCCACCGTTTACTGCTCGAGTAACGTTAACTGTATACGGATTACTTGAACCTGTAATAGTTCCTACTAGCATTGTTTCGTTTCCTACTCTAATGTAGTCGCCTGTAGACAAGTTTGTTATAGCAGTCATTTGCAATGCTGTTTCTGTTGCAGAACAAGCATATAATGTGCCCGGTAACGCTAATGGAACGTCAGTTGCAACGTTCTTAACAATATATTGGTTATTGTTAATTAGACCAGGTGCGCCTGTATATGGGCTACCAATATCAGTACCGCCTTGATTTTCATAACGAACTAAAGCGTTTTCAACAAATGCTTGAGTTTGCTTAGGAACAATAATTCTGTTACCTAGTGGGTTACCAACTGCGGTATTTGCAAAACTTTGAATAGCTGTTACACCAGAGATAGCTGTCAATTGAACAGTTGGTTGACCTGTTGGCAATACACCAACGCTGTACGCTTGCATCTTGAAGATGTTGTTAGTAACAGGTACCATGTAATAGATACTACCGTTAGTTAATCCGGTGATCGGAGTAGCAGCAGTATATGCCATACGTACACGTGGCCAGTTACGTCCGCTACCGTCACTAACTAAGTCAAACAATGGACCTGGATAGTCAAATCCAGTTGGGTATGTACCTTGTGTGCCTGTACCGCCAACTGTTTGGTTAACCGCTGTACCGCCGTGATTTACCAAATAGATACTGTTACTGTATGGGTTTTCTTCGATACGGAAAGCATAAAACTTACCAGTACCTTGAGTAGCGTTACCAGTAAAGTTAATAGGTGCAGAACCCGGTGCAGTAGTAATTGAGAATTCTTTTACTGCTGTGCCAGTGTTTGCACTAGCAATACTTTCAACATAGTACTTCTGATAAGAAGTATACGTGTCTGGCGTGTTAACAACACCTGTAGCTACTGTAGAACCAGAACCTGCTTTCAACACAATAGGAGTATTTTCCTGGATGTAAGAAGGTAGGATGTTAAATTGTGCAATAACACGATCACGGCCAGTACCAGCGCCGCCAGTTGCGGCAGAAGTAGTAAAGTTGTTGATTGTAAATCCAGGGTGGAATTGATACATACCACCAACCGAAGTAGTAGCAGTACTAAAGTTAACTTTTGTTGCACCTACTGCTGTCGAGTACGGTGTTGAACCTGCTGTTAAGTTTTCAGTTGTATATACGTCAAACTGGTCTTTGTTGATAACGTTGGCAAAATAAACAGTGCCGTCAGCTGGGGCTGTAACACCGCCCGACCATGTATTGCCGCCGCCGATATAAAGAATTGGCTCACCAGTTGTTAGGCCGTGATTCTTAACGAAAATACGATCAGCAGTAATTGCACTAACTTGTTGGCGGAACCAGTACTTTGCAGTAGTTGCTTTCCAGTCGTGAATAGAAGCACGAGTATGGTTAATATACGGACTAGTGTGCTCAACAAATCGAGCGCCGACTGTAGTATAAATGTTATAACGATCAAAACTTGTTGTGCCATTGCCGCCACTGTCGACCATTGTGTATGTTTGAGTAGCAGTTTGATTAATCAACGTACCTGTGCTATCTGACGGGCCTTCCATTTCAAATGTATTTCCGCTAGCAGTCCAGTTGTTTGTACGAATTACGTACACGCCGTTCAGTGCAGAAACACCCATGCCTGCTAATGTAACTTGTTGTCCAGGAATTAGACCTAATGTATCCGTTGTGTTTAATCCGTTTAAGGTTACAGTTACAACTGACGAGCCGTTTGTTGTTGCAAAACTTGATACTTTGTCTTCGAATCTATCGCCACGCTTAAACAAAGCAAAGTCCATGTTACCGGATCCGCGGCCGCTAATTTGAATTAAGTTAGTACCGTTATATGCATCTTTTGGATTAGAAGCAACTCGAATAGTATTTTGATCAATAACAACTGCAAACATAATACCAGAAGCAGATGTGCCCCATATTGGCATGTTTCCAGAGCTTAGAGGGAAATCATTTCCTGAAAGCACGTCGATAGAAGGTGATGCACCACCACTGCTGAAGCCAACGAACGCAATAGGATCACCTGTAATCATTCCGTGTGTAGGAATAGTGATTTGCGAGGATGTTGTATTAAGGTTTGTCGACGGAATAGTACGACGAATTGTACCATCGTGGAACGGTTCAAAGATAGTAAAGTTACCAGTTGCTAAACTAACTGAACTACGATCTTCAACCTGGCCACCGTTAACAACGCTACGTGGATCGAACGATACTGCACTTCTGCTTAAACTGTTAACCAACGCAACAGTAGAACCAACTTTAAAGCTGTGATCGTGTGTTGTACGGGCTGTTAGTGTATCTGTACCATTAGTTATCAATGTACCGTCTGTGTTAGTAGCAGTATTGTCTAATTGGATGTTAGAACCAACATAGAATCTACCCGAAGTAATTGTCGAGTATGAAGTGTTAATTGAAACTGGTAATGCTACAGTTCCGTTCTGTGTGGAACGAGCTTCATAGGTAAATGTGTAATCTGTAACACGTTTAACAACAAATGTACCTTCGGCAGTTGAACTATCAATACCGCGGACATCAATTGGTGTACCTGTGCTAATACCGTGTGGGCTAGATGTTGTGATAGTAACAACGTTTGTACCGTTTACTGTAACGTCAACTACGTTACCTAAAGGTACGTCACCTGCTAATGAGTGGAACGCTGGAATATCATTCATACGCTCAAGTGTTTCCCACTTAGAGCTTTGTAGACCGTATTCAAAGTCAGTATCAATCAATGTGTTTGGTTGAGAAACACGGATCTTTGATACTGGGTCTGTTAAGTGTTCTGCTGGTTCGAATCTTACTGAATCTTGTTCAATAAAAATTTGAATCTGATCATCTGCGCTCATTGCTGCGCAATCATACTCTAGCGTGTATGTTGTTGAATCAGTAGACGGACTATACGCCCATGCTGAAATACCCCTTGTGCCATCGGCGAAGTTGTAAAGAATTATGTTTCGTGTTACGTTAGTAATTAACAAAACTCTTTTTAGAGCTACGTTACCGTCTACGGTAATTGTATCGGTAGACGGACTAAATGTATAGTCGAAAACTAATGATTTTGCCATTTTTTAGTTATCCTTTTATGTAATAATATTTATCTAGTGTTAAGACAACGCAATACTAAATGCTACACCTAGAGCATTAATGTTGGTATCTACATACGCTTTTACTGCCTGTTCTGTAGGAACTGCAATATTTGAATTTCCGCTTAGTGTTCCGTCTGCTGAGAATTCGTTAATTTGTTCACCAATTTGCGCACCAATGCTACCTAGTCGCAAACTAGTCAACCCGCTTAAATCAAATGCGTTAGCATTTAATGTTGCACGACCTGTGGCCTGATCAACTTTAAAGAAGTCACCAACTCTAAAGTTACCGTCCTGATCAGTACTTACATAGAACACACGTCCCGGTAAGTTTTCAATAATTTCATTAGTCTGTACAGTTTCTTGAGTCTGAACAGGATATGATGTGGCTTTACCGCCACTACCGATTGCCAAGAAGTCGTGTCCAGTTAAACGAATTTTACTGTATTTTGTTCTAATAGTAGTTGCTGTTCCTGCTGCACTTGCGGTAATTTTTTCAGTAGTAAGAGTTACAATTGCAAAACCTGCAGGCTTATAACCTGTAGCTGCTGCTGTGTAGTCGACGGACTGAATAACGTAAGTGCCACCGCCACTGGCAATATTCAAACTTGCACCAGGAATAGGTTCATCAGTTAGACCAGACATAATTGCCAAGAACCCTTTCTGCCCAGTTACTCCACCTGTAATAATAGTTGCTTGTACCGCAGATCCAGATCCTGTGATAGTTTGGCCATCACTGAATGAACCGGAGTTTACTTTAATGTACAATAACCCTGCGCTGTCTTGTGAACTTAGGATTGTTGCATTACCAGTTGGGCTAGTTAGTTCTTCGCCGGTGTTAAACACGCCAGTAGCTCCATTATATGTAATCAATGTTCCGTATAATGTTCCAGTAATTGCAGTTTCAGTTGAGTCGTATCCACCAGCAATCGCGCCATATGTACCATATGAACTGTTACCGTTTAATGAGCGAATCTGTCCGCCACTTGATGCAGCATACCCATAAGCACAGAAATATGTAAAGCAAGAAACAACTTCTGCTTTTCCACCATTTGAACACCAAATGCCAACCCCGTCTTCGTTGCTGCAAGTGTAAGAGTGGAATACAATAGACTTGTATCCCGAAGCGTGGATGCTTCCGTCAATAACGGCTCCGATGCCTCCTGTTGAGAATGACGAACATTCTAGGACGTATGGAGATTTAACTAAAATCGGACTTGCTGGGTTTAAGGCAATATAAATGCCGCCCGGAGTTGAAGTATCAATATCGCCAGGAGTACCGACGATAAAACCATTCAACCCTTTCATTGCAAGTTTTTGCAATAAGGTGCTGTCACTTAACAAGAACATTGTTTCATCTTCGTCACCAGTTTGTGGTTGTACTACTGTTGTTCTTAAACTGTCGCCTACTACTGCAACCTCAGCAGGAACCGTAATTGGTAGGATTTCTGTGTATGTTCCAGACTTAACATAAATTGTTGCAGGACCAGTTACATTATCGCAAGCATATCTAATAGTTGCAAATGCTCGGTTGATACTTGTGCCATCGTTACTGTTATTACCCTCTGGAGTAACATAGTATACGTTGCCTGTTACGTTGTTGTGTTCCCAGGCCGGCAAACCTGCGCCGTTTACTGTTAGGATTTGACCAGTTGTACCGACTGCAATTCGTTCAATTGCCCCGCCTGATCCTTTGCGGATTAAGTCGCCGGCAGTTGTTAACACTGGAGATAAATCACCAGTCTGTGCTACTAGATTCCATTTTAACGGATTTGAGCTAGGAGTGTTACCAGTGTTATTTGCACTAATACTGATAAATGTGCTGCCTAAGTATTCAACAGTATCGTCTAATTCGTATTCGGTTCCAGCTGAGTAAGTACCTTTCCAATACATACCAGCAGCTAATAAACTCCAATATGTTGGGTTAGGTGGTTCAATACCTGTGCTGTTACTCGAAGTGTGGCCTAGAATACAAGCATAGCTACGAGCTCCATAACGAACAATGTCGCCTGCTAGATATGTAATAGCATCTGCATATGTGCCTGCTAGACGAATACCGTCTACATACAAAGTAAAGAAACTTGCATTAGTAGGAACGTTACCACTGCCTTCAGCAGTTGCAATGTATAATTTTGCACCGTACTTAACAACTTCACCTACTT